CGGACACGGAGTACCGGCCATTGACATGGCTTTGAATACTCTTTCGTCCTGACACAACAAAGCAACTGATGCTACTTTCATGCCCATGTCATATAGATACTTAGATAATTTTAATCGTTCGCAGTTTTCATCTACTATAGTTTTACCACCCGACAAACCAAACACTTGCCCTTGGAAAGCACCCGATACCCCCGTGGTACATAAGTCCTGTGAATAAGACATTATGGACGGAGCAATTGCAGATGCAGGTGGGGCTTCGCTTTTTACATTTTGATTAATAGTTTGGGTACTATTTGACTCGTTAATATTTCTATTCGTGTTGTCAGATTTAGTGTTGTTGTTGTTTGTGTTGGTATTGTCTGTAGTAACGTTTGAATCTGAAGTTGATTGATTTACGTTAGTGTTAGTATTTGTATTATTCGACGTTGAAGTTGAATTGTTCGTATTGTTAACGTTTTGATTGACAGTCGAATTCACTGTTGAATTAGAAGTCGAAGTATTAACGTTATTGTTTGTGTTGGTATTGTTCGAAGTCGAAGTTGCTGTCGATGTGTTGATATTATTATTCGTGTTGGTATTAACATTAGTATTCGAATTCGTGTTCGTTGCTGTCGTTGTAGTCGTGTTCGTGTTGGTATTGTTGTTCGTGTTGGTGTTCGTGTTGGTGTTCGTGTTGGTATTAGTATTAGTATTTGTATTGGTAGTCGTTGTTGTATTGGTGGTATCTAAACTATTGTTTTCGCAATACTGAGAACCATTGACACAAGCTGTACCAGATTGCTGACTAGACTGAGCATTAGCATTTATAGATATACCCGCAACAAGTGTTATAAGAAACATAAATGCTGCCCATACTATGATGTTATCGTGTTTTCTTTGGTCGTCGTCCTTCATTTATCCTCGCCTTTAAATGACTTGCTGGAACCTGATGTTCCTGCGTACAAACCAAACCAAGCTGCACCCGCACCAACTACTATTGATATAAGACCACTTTGTTCAAACGTAGGTTCTGCTAAATCCATAAACCAAAAAGTTGTAAAATAAAGTAAATACATATATACACTTAAAAATGCTCTTGGAAAGATGCGCCAAGAATCAACTGCTTGTGCTAAAAAAATCCATTTTTGGTGTGGGTTTCTAGTTGTTTCATCTTCTAGGTCTCTAATTTTATCTTTAAGTTGGCCTATTTCTTCTACCATTGCCATGAACTTATTAAGGTCCATTTCAACTTCATTACGATCCATATCCCCCTGAAATCTTCCGTGTCCGTCATTCATTAGTAATCACCCCATATTTTTGTTTTAGTCCCGCCGTGGTACTCCACTGCATGACCTTCGTCTATTAATATTTGACAAATGTCTTTACCATCTTCTGTATAAGGTATGCCAAGTATTCTGCCGTATTTACCCTTGCCTAGGGATTTGATTTTTATGCTACCTACGCACAATTCTTTTAATCTTTCTTTGGCTTCAAGGCCTAGTTTTTTTTCTGCGAGGTCTCGTGTTCTGGATTCAGGAGTATCTATGCCTGCTAACCGCACTCTTTGCTTGTGTAGCTTGACATCAAACCCAAGGTCGAGCGAACAGTCAAAAGTGTCTCCATCGACAATTCGCTCTAAAGTTGCTTTGTAAACAAAAGCATCTGGCGCTTTTTTGGCCATCTACTTCTCCTTTGCTTTACCTACATTGATTGCGCACCAATCTATAAGTTTGTAGACTTTGCCAATCCAAATGTCATCTTTTGGTGTTGGTGTCAGGGCACAAATAAGCGATGCACCTGAGATAACCCAAGGAGCTAACTGAATTAATTTTAATGTTAAATCTAACATATATATTCTCCATTATGTTCCTCCTTGAACTAGTTTATTTACCTAAGTTTAACAGATTATTCTTCTTTTTGAATAACTGTTACTTTTCTATAATACACAACTACATCTTTTAGTTCTGTTATATATCTTTTAATTTCCTGCATGTTGTAGGCCATGGTCTCGTAATCTGGTACGGTCATAGCTAAAAAAACAAGTTCGCCCTCTTGGTCCTCGATAAGAGCAAACTGTTCCTCAAAGTTTTCTGGGGTAATCGTAAGCCATTTAACCTGCTTGAGATCTATTTCTCTAGGCATAACCGGCTGTACTATCTGCCTGTCGATAGGTTTAGCAGATACTTGTATTTCTCTAGTCGGAAGTAGACTGCAACTGCAGGCCATCATCAAGACCATCAATATCAGAGCTGATGTTCTCAATGTCTTCCATGATATGTTTTGTACCATTGTTTATCTTCCTTTGCATTTCAACTGGGTCACCTATAATCTTGTCACTCAGTTCGTAATTTTTAATAAATTCTGAATATCTATTCAATTCTCTCTGGGCTGCTTGGCTTTTTACAGTCATGTTTTGTAATTCTGTAGTTTGTAAAGCAAAATCATTTTGCAAAGAAGTTATTGTTTCTTCTTGTGTGGCAACCGCGCTTTCTAGTGCCGCATTGTTTGCAGTAAGTATTTGGTTTTGGCTATAGAAATAATAGCTTGCAAAACCTAACATTAATATAATTCCTATAGATATCTGTTGCATTACAGGTCCTCAATAATGTAATTCAAACCACCTGCACTTCTATATTCAATAGTCTTGTTATCAAGATCACGAAACTTCAGATGGTTTTCTTTTTGCACAAGTATTTTTTTGCTTATGTAGACTTTATCGTCTGAATCTCCGTACTCTTTGTTAAACGATACTCGAACTTGGTAATGCTGTACAAAAAGACTCGCGATCCATCGTAATATTTTTTTGCATGACTCCTTCATGTGTGGGGGTATTTACTTTCCTACTGCTTTTTGTGCCTTTTTATGTGCTGCAGTAAAAGTACTTCCTTTCATCATGAGGTTCTTCATGTACTTCATATGCTTTGCGCTATGGTGTTTAGAATGCCTACTCATAGTAGCCTCTTGTCTTTTAGTAAGAGACTTTTTACGTGTTGGCTTATTTCTGGTTGTTTTTCTTTTGTACGCCATGGTTTATTCTATCAATCTCCTGTTGTGGTAGCAACTATGGTGCTGGATTATCAGCGGTTCTTCCTTCTAATAACTGTGCTGCATAGTGGTTTAGCATTTTGTCTCGGTCTTGATATGCGAAAGCTGATTTAACCCACCCAATAATCTTTGCATCATTAAGATCTGCAAGGGGTGTAAAGTTTATGGTTTTACCTGTTAGCGGACAAGTTCCTGATGTTGTGTATTTACAGAATGTGAATCTCCAAGGAAAAGTAACAGTATTAGAAGAGGTATCTGTAGCTGTAACATTAAAATTAACTTCCGTTATGATGTCAGCAATATCTCCCTCTTTTTCTGTTTTATACGATACTAACTCATACGTATAAGTATAGTTACGCATTACCCAATCAGTCATTGTTATTCTCCATTAGGTACTATATTTATAAAATCTTGTTTCAGCTTGAATATAATCAAGGCCCGAATCCCCTTGTGCATAAATAAATAAATTCACTGTGTTGCTTCCGGTGTATACAAATGCTTGCGGAATATTTGCAGAGTCAGAGCTTGAAAAAAACCTATCTACCTCTCCTGGCAATTTGTCTGTTGTACCACTATTGTAAATTATGGCGGAAGTGCTTGCATCAAAATAAACTAGACTTACTGTTTTTACATGGTTGGTGCTACCTACTAGTCTTATATAGCCGTGGTAAAACCCTGCTCCTGACCCCACGCTGCCCACTAGCTTATATGCAAAAGTATTTGGGGACCAGGGCCCTATTGTTGTTAATGATACGCCCGAGGATGGCAAAGTTAAATTAGCTGTGTCTATATGAGCCGCAGCTATTGTACCTGTTGTTATGTTACCACCATGTATTACAGTACTAGTATTAGCGGATAAGTCAGTTGCTCTTATAATAGCAGTATCTATAACGTTAGCAGATATGGTGCCTGTAGTGATATTTGCACCATTAATAGTTGTAGCGCCCCCTGTGGATAAGTCTAGGGATTGTATAACCCCGCCACTAATACGATCCGCTGACATAGTACCTGCAGTAATTTTACCCGCGTTTAAGTCAGCTATTTTTGCGTCTTCAATAGTTGCATTAGCTATTTTTGCATTGGTTATAGATCCTTCTTGTATCCACCCATCTTTAATATAAACACCAGCTGGCACAGCTAGACCATTTACAGTTCCTGCAGTTGTACGCACTATAAAAGGCGTATATTTATTACCACTACCACCATCGGCGTTTGTAGTGCTAGCACTCGAAGATCTAATTGCAAACTGGTCTGCTTCAAAAATAATATTGGTGCTGGAAGTATTATTTTGTAGGGCGTTGCTAGTATCGGCCATAATGTACATACCAGCTATAGCCCCGTCCGCATTTACAGAGATACCATAACCAGCTTGGGAAGAAGTACCGTTTGTTACTGCGTTTTGTACTGTAGTAACGCTAGATGAAACACCGTTAACTGTGCTAGTAAGGCTAGAAATACTAGTAGCATTTGCCCCTTCTGCAGTAACTCGAACAGCCCGTTCCGCTGCTATAGCTGCTGATATGGTTGAATCCGAACGAGAATTAGAACTATTTAATGACGCTACTAAACTATCAATGTCCGCTTTAATAGTTCCATCTCTTGCTTTAACCCACGCGTTGTTACCCGAGTTTCTAACATAGAGCTGGTCGTCATCGGTATCTAACCAAATGTCATCTACGTTTAGAGAACTACCATCGGTCCTAGTGCTAGGCGCACTTGAAGCTCTTATGACTAAAGTACCAACGTCTATAAGATTAGTAAGCGTAGAATATCCAGGTAAATCAGCTAAGGTTTCAGTTAATTGAGTTAATACTTCAGCTATGTTTTGTACCGTTACAGCTTTTGTACCGTTTGTTTGATTAAATGGGCCTCTTACATCGCTAGTGCTTACAAACCGTACCCAATAAAAATAAGTTTGATTGTAACCAACAGGGTCGGTGGTGACAAAAGCGCTAGTGGTTGTAATAAGAGTAGCGGTGCCCACTTCATCATCTCTTGAACGCCACACTTCTGTGTATGCATGGTTAGTATATGGTGCTGTGTTCCAGTTAATTATGATTTCGGTGAAAGCCCCAGAAGCTTCTAGCCCCGTAGGCGCAGGTGGAATACTTAGATCCCCAATAGCATCGTCGTTAGGTATAAATTCTGGTGTGGTCCCGTTGGGATCAAAAGGCTTGTTAGTAAGTTTCTTAGCCATACCAGAGTCTATTAACTCTCGTAGTGTTATAGCTCTATCTAAGGGATCACCCAGCCTGCCTAGTCTAATTTCCTGAGCTTCTTTCATAGACTTAAGAGTATCAGCTAATTCTCTATCTACTTTAGTTGGTATATTTTTTAACGCGGGTACTTTAGTGGTCATTAGATGTTCCTTAATTCATCTATAGACTCTCCAACGCAAATTTCGTTGACAATAGTGGCACCTTCTACTTCTACGGCAAAGGTCTTATGCACACTTGCTGGCAGTCTTAATATGGGCTCAGGTATAGAAGTAGAACTAAAACTTGGGGTAGTTCCGGTAACAGCAAAAACACTACCAGAAGCTGCAATCGATGCGTTATAAATAACAGACCCATCACCATATACTTTGACTCTTACGGGATACGACTCTGCTTCTACTTTTACAAAACCCATGCTAATCGGTTTTGGCATAACATACTCTTTTGATTTCCAATTAAACGTTAGATTAGTACCACTGCCTTGAAACTTTTTAATCGTGTTAGTTATAATTAAATATAACTGGCTGTCGTCCGGATCTGTATGTCCGCCACGTATAAGCCCACCCGCATCAAGATCTACAAAACTTGTGCCGTCACCAACTCTTGGATCAAATATAAAACCGCCGTAGCCACTGCCTGTACTATAAAAACCTACGTACCTTTGTTCCCATAAAAAGCCAGTGATTGTTGCGGGGTAATAGTTAGCTTGCCATTGACTAGGTGTGATAATACCTTCTGTTAAGTTCCGTACAGTTGTACCCTCTGCTGCGATCAATCCGTCCGGACTTGCATATATAACGAAGGGCCCCATGTCGACTATTGATCTTTTGTTTAGGTTAGCTTGCGAACTTTCAATACGTATTGCTGTCATCGTGTCAGGCCCAGATCCTGTGACTAGGTATGGCACGCTTTTTGTTGTAACTAAAATACCGTTTGATACTACTTTCATGCCGACTATCTCTTCTTCTATAGCAAGCCTATAGTTTGCAGGCCAAGCGTGGGGTAGAAAAGGTTCACTAAAACATATACGTTTACCAGTAAAACCAGCAAACACTCCGCCTGGCAACGCACACAACCCTTTCATGGGCCCATCTGGATACAAAGAGGTATCATCGTCTGGCGGTGCAATCCATGTAGTAGAGGGTATAACCTCAGCTAACTCGCTGTTTTTAGAAGTATCCGTGTATGTTGTGGCTGACAGTGCAAGCTCTGCAACGAACTGAAACTGCGTAGTGTTTGAACCAGTGTTAGATCTGTATATACGTTTTTTAAGAAGATTAATGTTTGAGTTTGAATGACTAGTTTCTAAATTACTAAGATTGATTTTTTGATTATCATCGGTGGTTACAACAGTAGAAGCAGCAGAAGGTGGCCCTTCTTCACCATAAGCAGACACAAAGGTATAAACATAAGATGTTTCGAAATCTAAATCAGCATCGGATGGGCCATTAAAAGATGCTCCGTTGCTAACTGAACTAGATGTGCTTGAACTTGTAGCAGACCCGCTGGTTGCAACTGTCAGTGTTGTAGTGCTAGGAACAGAAACAATTTTGAAATCACCATTAATTTCGTCAGCTGTTAGCCCATTTGTAGTACCAAAACCAACAAGCGTCATAATATCACCAACTGCTGCCCCGTGAACACTTGCAGTAGTCACCGTTATAACACCAGATCCACTAGTGGTTGTTATGGTTGCATCTATTGGTGTTGGTGCTGCGATCGCTACTGTAGGAGCAGCTGTCGGTGCTGGTATGCCTAGTCTATAAAAAGCATCGGGGTAGGGCGCACTGCCTAGGATAATATCACTTCTGCCCATTCTAGGAAAAGACTGCCCCGACCAGTATATCGTGTCGTTCGTATCTCCAGCTATGGGCCCTCGCACGACATCTACATCTTCATCAAACTGCAGCCAACGTTCTGGGCTGTCAGTGTATTTAAATATAGTTTGCTTAGTAGTATTGGCAAGCGTAGAAACCCCATTAGAGGGATCTACTGTGGAATTGTCTTTTACAGGTACAAGACGCCCACTTTCTAAATTTACGTCGGTTGCGGTCTGCGCAAGATTATCTGCTAGAAGCCTAGGAGATACTCTAGGTGCTTTGCCTCCAAAGGTAATAAGTTTAAAATATGCCATTCTTTCATTATACAGTATTACGAACTAACGCTTGTAGTTCTAGACTCCTTCTTCCTACTTGTTTAAACCACCTGCTGTCTTCCATTTCAGCAGCCATTCGTTCCCATTCGTGCTTTCTACAGGCATCTAACATATTTCTAAAGTTAGAAAGTCTAGTGCCTCCTAGATTAAAACACATATTTACCAACACGTGTTGTATATCTTCGGGCAAACTGTAAAACTCTTCTTCTAAACCGTACACGTGTATTGCTTCGTCAAGATGTTTTTTAAAATCGTCTTCGTAGTATAGATCTACTACCTCTTGAGTTACTGGTGTGCCCACTTCCCAATCATATTCTGGGTCGCCTGGTTGACACAAATGGCCTACGCCTAATGTTTTATAGCCTAAGCTATCTTCATAGACCTCTAGAACTTCACCTTCGTGACGTTTTATTTCAGCTTTGCATTTTTCGATATTCATAATTACTCCTTTTCTTCTTCTACTTTAACAGTAGGTTTTATCTTATCTTCTTTTAAAATAGTTCTAAGATCCTCAGTTAATGCAGATATACCTGCTTGCGCTAACCTAACTTCTATAGCAAGGTCATTAAGTTTTTGTTGGCCTTTGAACAGGGTGTTAAAAGACTCAATTACTCTGGGGGTTAAATTCTCAATGCTGTAAGTGTCACCATCAAAAGTCACTTCTTGTATTGGATTGTTTTCCATTTAAATACTCCTTATTTAATTAACAATATACTTAGTATATAACTAAGAAAAGACCCTATCAATACCGCTTGCCGCTATGATTAAAAGATACAAACCTATTATGTATTTAGTAAATTTTGCATCCATAGCATCAAACTTAGCATCACCTTTATCCAAACGCTTTTCTATGTTTTCATAACGCATAGCGCATTCTTTTTCGTGTGCTGATATTTTTGCCATTGATTCTTTTGCTGTAGCCATATTAATACCTTATTAAAATTGTTCCATTACCGCCGTCGCCTGATTTGTTAGTATAATTGGCATAACCAACATTTGATTGTCCACCACCACCTCCGCCGGTTGTGTCAGTAGCATTAAGACCAGTCTGCACTGATACGTCGGTAGCATGATATACACCACCATCACCGCCACCGCCTATACCACCAGATGCGCGTGATCCTGGGTTTTGGTTACTACCGCCGCCTCCACCGCCACCGAAGTAGCCACTTTCTCCATAAGCAGTAAAGTTTGAAAATAATTGCCCTGCACCACCTGCACCACCACCTGATGTTTGTCCAGAAGTATTACTATATCCTGGTAAGCCCGCACCTCCGGCTCCACCTCCACCACCACCGTTATAGTTTCCACCGCCAGTGCCATTTATATGAGCTCCCCCTGCGTTACCATACGAAGTCCAACCTGAAAATGTTCCTTGATTTGAAGCTCCACCACTCAGATTATTCCAAGACCCACCACCACCTGAGCCACCAGCTGAAGCTGGAAAGTAAGAGGTACTAAATCCTGAAAGATGAGGAGCATTACCACCATAACCACCAGCTCCACCGCCACCTTTAGCAGTGATTGTGCCACCAGAGAGTGCAAATGTAGTATCTCCTCCATTGTTATAACCACCATCATATGCTAAAGGAGAGATACCAACACCGTCTCCACCTGCGCCTACTGCATAAGCAACGCCTGAAGATTTATCGGTTGATGTAAAAGTATAAGATGATCTATGAACTATTCCACCCGCACCGCCACCACCAGTAGCAATATTAGGTGATCTTGAACCAGAGGCTCCACCCGCTACAATTAGTATTTCTGCACTATCTATTCCTGAAGGAACTGACCAAGTACCAGAACCAGAAAGCTGAGCATATAGATAAGGTCGTACTGTTAGTGTGTATGTTCTCTCTGCAGTATTTACACCATCTGTTGCTTCAACTGTAAATGTGGTTGTAACTGATGATCCTGTGGTTGGTGTAGTACCACTAAATACTCCACTTGTGCTCATACTTACTCCACTTGGAAGAGATGAGCCAGATTTAAGAGTGATTGATACCGATTGTCCATCACCATCTGTTGCTGTTATTTGTGTAAATGCTGATGCAGCTGTTCCTTCAATTACTGTACCTAAAGAACCTGAAGCAACTCCAAAAGCAGGAGTTGAACCAGCATCTAATGCATTTACTAATGTTCCACTGAAATTTCCGGGATTAATAACCTTGATGTCATATGGTTCGTTTGCAACTGTAAGTGCTGAGCTTGGAGTTGTAGCAGTAATTGTAGTTGTACTATTCACAGTAACAGAAGGAGAGTTATATACTGTTCCATCATCACCTATAAATTGAACAGTTGCTCCTGTTTTAAAATTAGAACCAGTAATAGTTATGTTGGCATTTGCATCTGTTTCAGTAGTTGGACTAATTGATGTTACTCCCGGAGCGTTTCCAAGAGTTTGCCAAGCGTCTCCATCATAATATTCCATAACATCTGTAGTAGTATTAAATCTAAACACTCCATCAGCTGGAGAACTTGGTCTTTCAGCCGTGGTTCCTGCGGGTAGGGTTATGCCTTCTGTACCAGAAAAGGCAATGTTATCAGAGATTAGTTCACTTGGTATTTTTGTGTTTGCCATTAGCTGTTATCCGTTAAATAGTGTTTGCCAGTTGCTATTGCCGTTGTATAACTAGATTTATCAACAGACGAGCCTACTACGTCAGGTTCTGTGTAAGCCAAGATAAGTTCAAGATGGTCTACATTGTTTTGAACTGTTTGATTTTTTTCTTCTTGGGTGAGTCCAATAATAGAATATGTACCATTATTAATCTCATTAATAATGTTAACGCTATAAGTTGCTGCTGTTAGTACTTCTGTTACTGTTTGCATATTATCCCTCTAGAGTTTCAATTCTTGCTGTTAAAGCATCTATCTTATCATCTGCTTCTTGTAATGCTTTGACTAGCATTGGTATAAGTGCTGATGGTGAAGCTGTATATACTCCATCCGTTGTTTGTTTAAATATTTCGTGTCCTGCATCACCAGCATCAGCATAGTTTGCAATGGTTGATTCTAACTCTTGTGCCAAAAATCCATGTTTGTCTACACCATGTTCTGTAGGTTGTACTCTTTCTTCTGAGCCTTCTTCATAAATAGTAGGAAATGTAGAAGAATCAACATCCTTCTTTTTTTTCCACTTAAATTTGACTGGTCTTAAATCATTAATAAAAGATAAACCTAAAGGCTCATTTACGACATCTGTTTTAAGTCTTTCGTCTGAAGTTCCTGACCAAGATGAACTACCCTGTTGGTTATAAGTTCTGTTAGCGTTACCCCCAAGAGTATTATAACCACTTCCTATACCTGTAACTCCATGTCCTATAACATTTTCAGTATTCCCATTACTTGCATGGTTTGTTTGTGCATTATAGCCAATAATTGTATTATGGTAACTACTAGTGAATGAACTTCCGCCATAAGCACCAATACAGACATTTTCACTTGATGTGGCTGCATAACCTGCTCTTGACCCATAAAAGGTATTGTAATTAGCATTTGCATATCTACCAGCTAATAGACCTATAACAACATTTTCTGTTCCAGTAGTGTTTGCTACAAAAGATTCTTTACCTATTGATACATTATTGTTGCCTGTGGTAGTACCAGAACCTGAAGAGTAACCCATTGATGTGTTACCTGCACCTGTGGTGTTTGCTGAAAGTGCAAAATAACCAATTGCTGTGTTGCTATTTGCGGTAGTGTTAGCATCAAGGGCAGCATAACCAATTCCTATATTATAATTACCTGTGGTGTTTGCATACATTGCATTAGAGCCTATCGCCACATTGGTAGAACCAGTTGTGTTAAATATCATCGCATAACGACCAATTGACACATTATTATGTGCTGTTGTAGCACCATCTAAAGATGCGTAACCTATAGCCACATTGTTAACACCAGTGGTACAACTTCTACCAGCAGAAGAACCAAGAGCAACATTTTGTGTTCCTGTAGTGTTTGCAGTTAAAGCAGAAGCTCCAACTGCTGTATTGTGGTTTGCTGTGGTGTTTGATGATAAAGCACTTCTACCTATTGCAACATTGTTAGCACCTGTAGTGTTAGTTCCTAGTGAAAATTGTCCTACTGCAACTGATAAATCGCCTGTCGTGTTTGCCAAACCTGCTCTTTCTCCAATAAAAGTATTACTACTTGCAGTAGTGTTTGCAGCACCCGCATCTTTACCCACAAATGTATTTTGAGTTCCTGTTGTTATTGCAACACCTGCATTATACCCAAGTAAACTATTTCTAATACCTGTGGTAATTGCTGTACCTGCTGCAAAACCAATTGCTGTATTTGCATCGCCTTGAGTTAAGGCTGCAAAGACATCTACACCTACACCAGTATTATAATTAGCTGCATCAATTGTACCAGTTGTCGTATCTCCAATCATTATGGAAGATGTGCCAAAAGTTTTGAATGCAGGACCACCAGCAGGTGCATCTTCCCAAGCAACTCCGCTACCAGTAGATGTTAGAAGTTGTCCATCTGTGCCTTGACCGCCGTTGATTTTGAAATTCTGTCCGTCAACCAATGGGCTTGTAACTGAGGTAGCAATCGTTACAGCATTTTCTATCTTTGCCCCTGTAACAGCATCATCAACTATAGAAGCTGTTACTACCGCATTAGATGCTAACTTATCTGCGTTCACCGCATCATCTGCAATTTTAGCCGTAGCAATAGCGTCATCTGCTATTAGTTCACTTGGTATTTTTGTGTTTGCCATGTTATTTAAACCTTATCCATTCAGAAGCATCTATGTCTAAATTTATTGTTACTAAATTAAAAATTACTAATATTATTAATAAAAATTCAATCATTCCCACTCTCCGCTTGATTCATTCCATGTTGTTTTAGACTCATCACTCGGATGTCCTATAGGTGAATCCCATGCATTTAATTCATTATTCCAAACCCAACTTGCATGAGGTTTCGGAGGATAAAATCTATTATCCGAAGGACTCCAGTCCCATCCTGGACTAGGTAGACATCCTCGAATATTTCCATTATATGAACATTGTATCCAGTTCGCATCAGAATCATTATGTACTGTTCTTAAAAATTCTACACCTAGTGATTCTTGCTCATCTCCGTTTACATCTCTTATAACAGCGTTTTCAACAACCGCTATTTGTATAACGATATTATTTTCATTTAGTTTTGCAAAGTGTGCCATATTAACTCGTATATGTTCCTGTTCCTGTAAATTTAATAACTGTAAAACTACCATCTGTTGTAACAGTGGGTGAACCTGATGTTGTGCCTGAATAGTTTGCAGTTGGGACTCTTAATATCACTAACCCTGAGCCACCGCTACCACCTGCATTACCACCGCCTGCAGCTTTTGATGCTGCTCCGCCACCGCCACCTGTGTTAGCTGTTCCTGATACACCAATTCCATTTGCATTGTTTTCAGCATCTCCTGCTGTACCGCCACCACCATTACCGCCTGCACCTTTTACATAACCGCCAGTGTTGGTTTCTCCACCACCACCACCGCCACCTGCGTAGTATGTTGATGTTCCTGTTATAGAGGATGTACCACCTACTCCGCCCGTTCCACCTGTATTGTTTCCACCATTACCGCCTGCAGCACCTTTTCCGCCACCGCCACCGCCAATGATTACACCTGAACTAGATTTGTTACCGCCGTCATTACCTTGTCCTGATGTTCCGCTTCCTGCACCGTTAACACTACCTTCGCCACCACCTGAACCACCATTTAATGTTCCTGTAGATTGTCCACCACCACCACCGCCACCAGTTGATGTGACTGTTGTTAGACCTGAGCCTGCTAAAGATGAGTTTGACCCTGCTGCACCTACGCTGTGAAAAGAATATGCACCTGCACCACCTGCTCCTATTGTTGCTGTAAATTGTATTCCTGCAGCAGTTGAGTGCGTGCCTGTTAACATACCACCTGCACCACCGCCACCCATAACTGAACTATATTGACCACAACCTGCTCCACCGCCTGCAACTACAAGATACGACATTGTATATGGGGCAAATATATTTCCACTTCCACCACCAACATTAAACCAATCATTAGCATCTGTAGTAGCTGTGATACATACATAAACTTCACCGCTTGTAGAATTAATCCAAAGTGAACCCACACCACCTGATGGGTTAGTATCAACTGCAGGGTCAGATGCATTTACAGTTGCATTGCTTAGATCATTTATGCCTAAAGCATTTGCTGCAATCTGTGCAGCACCAACGGCATCATCAGCAATCTTGGCTTGGGTAACAGCATCATCTGCCATGGAAGCTGTAACAACAGCATTTGAAGCTAATTGGTCTGCACCAACCGCATCATCTGCAATAGTTGCACTTGTAATAGCATCATCCGCAATCGCTGCAGTGGTTACTGCATCATCTGCTATAACTCTTGATGTGATCTTGGTGTTTGCCATCTTATGCGTTCTCGTTAGCTGTTTTCTTAGCGTTCTTGATTGTTGTTGTCCAAACTGCTGTAGCTATGCCTTGAACCTCTGCACTTTCGCTAGATACATCTGTATCAGTATGAGTCCAACTGTTGTCCTCGTTCTTTTCAGATGCTATGCAATTTAATGTGCGTCTATGAAAAGACCTATTTATCTCTACGCCATTTTCTTTGATAACAGTAGCTGTTCTTACTTGTATAGTTTTATATTCTCCAACAATTTCTATTTTGTCTTCGATTGTTTCTTTTGTTAGTGCCATTTTTTCTCCTGTCCGTGCCTATCTCCGATAGACATAATTGTTATGTTGTTGTGTAAAATCCATGTATGCTCATCTCAAATGGTTGGGCGTCCATACTAGAGTAAGTCCAAAACGCTGTATTGCTACTTGCATTATAAGCTATTCCGTCCAGTTGAGAACCATTTGTTCTAAAGTGTGCTTTAGGAGTATTTGCACCTGTATTTGAAGTATGTCCTCCTACAGCTATAATTGCGTATTGGTCACTTCCGGCAGCAGCAAAAGGTAAACCAGTTATAGTAACGGTTTGACCGGGTAATGAAGATAAGGTCGCAGTTATGTTTGCGTGTATATGAACTATATTTCCAATTTTTGTATATGTAGCAAGTGTAATGGTTATTGATGATGTTGTTACCCCGCTATATGTATAAAAAGCTGGTGTCCAAGTACCTTCTTCGTAATCGTCAAGTGCATTGGCTGCTGCTGTGTCTCCATTAAAGGTTATACCACCACCTGATAAAATACGTAGTTTTTCTGTGGGTGTAGCAGATCCATCTGGTGTTGTTAAAAATAAAAGGCGACCAGGCATATCTGCAGAACCTGGTGTACCATCTACTTGGGCTTGTATTTGTGCGGCTTGTTGAAAATTACTTCCGTCTGCACCTTGAAATGATATTGTTCCTAACTGTGCTCCGTCTGTAACTACTGTCTTATCGTTTGTATCTGATTGCGATTTAGCAAGAACAAAATAAGGACCAAGACCATTTCCCTTATGTCTATGTATAACTATTTGAGCTTCTTGAGCATTTACTCCACTAATACCAAGTTTAGGTGTAGATGGAGCAACAGGTCCAGTAGGTCCGACTACGGGCATACCAATATTTTCTGAACTATCAATAGTTATAGCTGTCGCATCAGCACTTGAAGAAATGCCATCTACTCCGCCAGCTGCATCTGCAAAAGATAAATTACCAGACCCATCAGTTTTTATAACTTGTCCGTTAGAACCATCCGCTGCTGGAAGCACCCATATTTTATCTGCTGATAAGGCAGGAGCTTCAAAGCCTACATAGTTAGACCCCTCGTAGAACCTTAGTTCGTTGTTGCTACCACCAACAGATAAGTGACCGCCAGTAGTAACATCACTGGTAAAAGTAACTTTCTCATTAGAGTCAATAGTAATTGCTGTAGCGTCCGCACTTGTGCTAATTGACGTAGCTGATTCTAAAACATCTGACACCAAAGATTTCTTTAATGCACTATCGGTTGCATCAAAGATCATAAAGTGGTCCGCACCTACAGCTGTAACTTGTGTTAAGCCTGACACGAATGATGCTGGTAGAGTGTTTACATCAGTTTGGGTAAAGGTCATGACCTCTAAGATTGCACCGTTTGCTGGTGCGGTATCCATGGTTAAGGTTGTGCCACTTACTGCATAATCTGTCTTTTGTTGGTAAACACCATCTAAAAATACTTGTGTATTGTTTTCGTGTATTGGAGAAAGACCAAGCGTAAAAGCTGTAGTGCTTCCATTACAAGTAAATTGATCGTGATTAAGGTTATTACCTGAAACTGCTCCGCTTACATGGTAAGCAACTACTTTGCGTGTGTTAGGAGGTACAGCATCTAAGGTAAGCGTGGTTCCTGATAAAGTAAAATCTCCAGGATTTTGATAAACACCTTCTATAAATACGATTAAATTATCTTCGCTTGAGGGGGCTTGGCTTAGTGTAAATGCAGCACTGGTTCCATCACTTGTAAATGTATCAACGCTTAGTGTAGATGTAACTTCGGTCTTTACATCTTCTAATAAAGCCGCAACGACTCTTAGCTCTGCTTTATCTCCAGAACTAAATGCCCGTGCAGTTGTATTATCATGCCCCCGAACCACGGTCAGTGTGTTACCACTTCTTGCTGTTACCTTTACGATCTCCTTGTTGGTAGTATCGTCAAAAGTTACATAGAAGTGATCACTACCTGTTATGGTAGGAAAAACAGAACCATCGGTTACAGCGATACTCGTGACGCTGCTATTGATTCCTGCGGCAAGAGTTGTCGCTGCGTTGTTGGTAAACTTAACAGCCATTAGCTAACTCCTTTAAAATTAACTAACTGTTACAGTCCAAGTAATTGTCATTGAGTCAGACGCACCCTTATTAACTACTGAAAAAACAGTTCTACAAAGTAAGTCACCGGAAGAAGAGGCATTTAAAATACCCGCTTCAGTTACGGCACCTGTACCAGTACCCGCAGCAAATGTAGCTACGTAAGTAACAACAGCACCCGATACAGTAGTACTTGTTAACGCAACACGGCCTAGTTCACTTCCTAAAGCGGAATTACCAGCTGCGGCTGCTGTAGAACCACTACCAATTGCCATGTGAGACATAGCAGTTGCAGTAGCATCTTTCATTCGAGAGGCAACATATTCCTTTCCATCAGTAACTACAAGGTTATTGACTTCTTGGACTGTTTCTCCGTTAAGGGCAATTTTTAACTTACCTGTAAGTTTTAAACCGTCGTTTAACATAATTTCTCCAAATTTAATTTAATACACTAGTGTTAAATGCAGAGGTGTTAAGTACACTACTTGATCCGGAGACCAATACCACATTTATCGATTCTGTTATTGTAGCACTATCTGATAAAGATTTACCAAAAGTATGTGCTAAACTTTCTGAGATAGAAGCACTCTCCGTAAAAATATTTCCAGCGCCAGAAGTAAAAACATCAGCTAAACTTATAGTCTCACTAAAAGATGTTGAGAATGAATGAGCAATACTCTCTGTAATTGTAGGGGTGTCTGCAAAACTAGTTGAAAAAGTAAGTACAGGAGCACTGTCACCCACACCCACAATATTTCCTTTGTTTATACCAAAGTCTGTTTGCAGATCATCAGAAGCACTAGCAGTATCGTCTAATGCATAACTGTCTGAAAAAGCCCGTGCAAACGTAGCTACACGACTAAATGATTCGGACATAACCACAGATTCAGCAACTTGTACGCTAACTGCACCGCCCATACCACTGTGGTTTGTACAATAATAATGTAAAGACGCTGGTGTAGATCCAGTTACTTGTATCTCTACGTAAGCACCAGAAGACCCAGGTGTGCCACTTACAGTCACATTAGTTGTGTATGCAGAACCCCCACCGTGTGATCCATTTGCTGTTTCTGAAAATCTAAATGGGTGCCCGCTAACACTAGAGTCCGATAAATCAAACTTATATGTTTTACCTACATCTAACGTTAGTGCTGGGCTATTAACGCCATCAATGTGGTATTTATTGCCTGATCCATATGAGTTTGTAGCAGAAGCAACGGTTACTGTATAAGTAACTGTACCGCTTTCTGGTATTGCTTTACCTACCCCCAACACATTGGACTCAGATATAGTAGCTGTTTCAGAGTGCGGTAAACTAATATCTAAAGCAGGCGTATCAGAGATTGACAAGGTATCGCTTTTAGCGGGGTCTATACTCAATACTTCTACATCGCTAAAAGATAAAGTATCACTTTTTGCTGGTTCTATACTTAATGCAGGAGCATCAGACAGTGTACTACTATCATCAAATGCTGTACTAAAAGCAATTGCAGGGGCATCTGCAAGTGTTGGAGTGTCACTAAATGCTCTAACAAAATCTACTACTCTACTAAGAGATTCAGTAATACCAACGGTTTCAGATTTACTGCTAGCAAATGCTGAAGCTAGTTCTTCTGCTATAGAAACAGTTTCTGTTTTTGTTGTACTAAATGTAAGTGCTGGTGCGTCGGTTAAACCAAAACTTTCAGCATTTGGATGCCCAGAAAGGAAGTAAAGGTTTTTACTATCGGCATCTAATAATACATTTACAGCTGATAAATCTACATACTGTAATGAGTTTTGTAGGTTTGTAAATGTAACAAGGGACTTAAGATTTTGAAAAACGGAAATCGGTTCAACCGAATCCGTATCAATAATGACTCTTAAATTGGTGTAGTCAACTGTAAACTTGAAGGCCATTAATCAAAGTCATCGCGTACTTTAAACTTAATGAAATCTTGTACTGTTTGAATACCAGACCCAGAAGTCGTGTGTTCAATCTCTCCTTCAAATGTACCCGCAGTCGTCCACGTTCCTGTAGGGAACGTTAATGCACAAATGCCATTTGTAGCATCAGTGATTGTAGCAGTGATGGTAGAAAGAACCGTTGTTTTTCCTACTTCACGAATACGTAGTTTTACAGTTGCACCAGTTAAATTAATTGGTGCCCATGTAGTATCATCTTCCGCATCAAGTGTTTTACCAGAAGCAGCTGTATTGCTATCTTTTAAGGTAAAAGTTAGTTCAGGGAGTGTGTCTCCTACTACTAATTTTATTGTGTCTGAATATGCCATACTTACCTCATTATATACTAAAACGGATAGATATCTCCAAACCTAAATTCTCCGTCTATTAATAAATCTTCTAAACGTTCTGCTGTTGGACCAAATGCTGGTGTTAGCCATGCATCTCCATATTTTGCATTATCTCCCATAGAAAAAGCTATTGTAGCTGGTCCAAAGATACCTGCTCTATCTAAAATTTCTAAAATGTATTCATTCCACGGCATACCATCAGTTCTAAAAGCGGTTGAATAACTAAATGTATCTTGTACTTGAACCCCACGTAGTGGTTCTTCTATAAATCCAGGAGTAACTCCTCGACCTAAATATTTTATAAACTCACGTAATTCTAAACCTAATATAGAAAGCGGTAATAACGTACTTGCTGCTAACACTAACGGTACAGCAGCTCCTGGAATACCTTTTTCATTATAGCCGTTTTTACCTTCTCTAAATAATCCTCCCATGATATTAACACCAAACGCATAGAAAAATGATTTAAGTTGGAAAATTAAAGCTGTATATGGATTAGATGCCCAACCCGGTCTTTCTGCTGCGTTTGGCCTAAGAATAGACTCATCAACAAAAGCACCAAGGGCATTTTTAATTTCAAGACTGCTCGTATCTAAAGTACCAGAAGTTTTGTCATAAGCTTTTATAATTTGTTGGCGTGTAAGACCAAGTTCTTTTAAATCTGCATTACTTTTTTCTGTGTTTTCTTGGGCAAGTTTTATTAAAAATCTTTGTCCCATACCAGCAGCAAAAGTCCTAGAGAATTTTGTGTACCATTCTAATTGAATAACTTTAAAAAATTTATCCCCAACAGCTTTTGCAGTTTCATCCATAAACCCAAGTTCATATGCATTTACATACATAGTATGAATAGAATCATGAGTTACTAAACCTAGATCTCTTGCAAATGCTTCTGCTTCTTTTTGATTATTAAAAGCATATTTCATTTCGTTAAAATATTCTTTAAAACTAACCATACCTTTAGATCGCAACATAGGGCCAGCTAAGTCGGGTAATGAAGCAATAGTAGCAAAAGGTAAGAGAGTAAGCATATTAACCAACAGTCCATAACTATTTAACTTACGCATAAGAGGGCTCATGTCGTGCCCAGACTTACCTAGCATATTACGTAAAGTGTGTCGGGCCCCTTGTCTGTCAAGTGCATCCGGTATTCTACCTAACATAATCTCTGCTGCTACATCTGCATTTGCAACATCTCCAACTTTAATACTGTTAAGAGAAATGTAATTCATTCTGTTTTCATATGCAGCTTTAGACTCGCCCGGTTCTTGTGGGAACTTAGCGTGCGCCGACTCATGCCCAATAACAAAATCTCGCCATTGATCTAAAGTAGTAAATCGATCTTCAGGTAAAGGAGTAACGCCCTCTACTTTAGGTTTAGTCCAAGCTTTTTCATCAAAGGTACGTTTTAATTCTGACTCATCTAAATAAATAACATTTTTTTCTCTATTAAAAGCAGCCCATCCACCTTTAGTTTTGTCCCCTTTATTTTTAGAGTCTCTAGCTACTATTGGAATATTAGGCAGAATAATTGTGCCTTGTATGTTTTTATTATTTAAATCTGCTTCTGTTACTGTTGTCTTTACTCTTTTATGATATTCAACACGTCGCACAGCATTATTTATGTAAGAACGGAAAGCAGCTGCTGGTTCAATCAACAACCCAGCCTCTCGTGCTTCTTTATTAGTAATGTTTATAAAAAACTCAGCTCTATCAAAATCTAGACCAACTGATACATCAGAAGTAACGCTTGCATCATCTGACATAACCCATTTTCTAACAAAGTCTGCAAAATCAACTGGCTCCCCATTTAATACTGCGTTGGGGTTTTTTTGTTCTAGCAAAGCAACTAAACGAGCTTGTGCATCAGCACTTTCCATCATTAAGGCTTTGTTCCACTCTCTTTCTGAAAAGTTTTGTCGTTTATTAATACCTATACCAGAAGGCTCAATGTATGTTGCAAAGAAGTCTTCCTTAAACTGTCTAATTGCTTTTGCAGCTGGATCAGTTAATTGTTCTAAAGATATAGTCTCATCTTCTTGTGCGATGTGTGCAGCATTAAATTTATCGAAGTCTATATTTCCATCTGCGTCTTTAAACAACGGTCTGCCTGACGCATCAGTTAAATCAAACCCCATATTTAAATACTTTTGAAATACTCGTACTCTTACATTTAAATATCCTGGATCACCTTTAGTAACAGATCTTTTATATAGTGCTAACCCAAGTTCATCACTTTTTGAGCGCATATAACCATCTGCTGTTCTAAGAATGTACGCAACACTAAAATGTTTTTTATCTTCTGGTAAGAACGTAAACTCTTGGTTAATACCTGACTTTAACATTTGAATTGCTTTGTTTTTAAAGTAGTTTAGGGTTTTGCTATCAACACCAAACTTCTCTGCTTGTTTTGCACTATCTTCGACTGCTTTAGCAGCCTCAAATTTTTCTGCTGTAGTTAAAGCATCAAAACTTTTTCCTTCTTCAACGCTTCTACTAACGTCTGCCATAAACTCTTCAAATGTTTGGCTTAGTTGGTTTTGTGAGAATCTAGAGTTGTAAACTAATCCACTTACAAGTTCATAAAACTTTTTCAAGCTATTTGTTAGGGTTCTAAAATAAGCATCGACTCTATTTTTAGCCCCTTCTCCTTGTGCTGCTTTTTGAGTCCAAATAGTAAATTGATCTGCAAACCACTCATCAAAACCGGTTTTAGGATCACTATATTTACGTGAGCCTTGCTCTTCTAAACGTTTTCTGGCTTTGTCAAAATCTTTTAATAAAAGATTTCCAAGTGGTGTACCGATAATTGCATCTTTATAAGTATATAAAAAAGCATGTCCTACTTCGTGAGATATATCAATAAGTTGTTTAGCTTGTTTACTTAAAGCACTACCTAACTTCCCGACGTCTTTATTAGGATCAATTAAGACAATGTTTTGATTACCAAATCTTATAAAACGTGCACTTGCTGGTGAGTTTCTTAAACTTTCTTTTTGTGTTTCAAATAAATCATTTGCATTAATAAACTCAATTGTCCCATCTTCTTTTTCAATAGCATATTCTTTTTGTAAATCTAAACCTTGTGCAACAGCAGTAAGTTTGCCTTCCTCTGCAATTGTTGTATCTTCTGAAAATAACACATCATCTACAGACATAAACCTAAGGTTTTCTTTCATCCCTAGTTTAGTCAGAATGTTTTTGTATGAGTTAAACAAACTTGCACCAAGTGTTTGTTGTACAGAATCACTAGCACTAAACTGATCTACTTTCTTTCTTTCACCTCTGGGTGCAACTTTCTTTGCTTCTGCTTTTTTCCCTGATAAGTAAGTTCTAGGCGCTTCGCCTTCTTCTGTGTTTAACCTAGAAACTGGAGAATCAGAAGCTTTTGCTCTAGCCTCATTGTATCTAGTTGGTTCAAATACCCCTATTTCATCTACAACTTCTGGGGCAAAAGATTCTGGGTCTAAATCAGTCCCAGTAACTTGTCCTACTTCTACATTATTATCTGCTGCAACTTGTACAAGACGGTCAATGTATGCTCGTTCTTCTGCAATTAAACTAGCATCAGCAGTTTGTTGTAATTCCGCAGGGCCCGCTGTAGTTTGTCTAGTCAACAATGCTCGTTGAATAGGGCCAACGGTTCTCTCTGGAATATCTTCAACACCATTTCTTTCTAAAAGATCAATAATTCTATCTGAGGTTCTTTGTAAATCTTGAAGATTTGTTGGTGAGAACTCTCCTGCTCTAGGATTGAGTCTTCGGTTACGTACAGCTTGTCCTTCTTCAAATGTAGGTAGCTGTATTGAACCCAACATCTCTTCTGTAAAACTTAAAACCTTATTACCTTTATATAGTATTTCTTTATTAGCTAGTGCCAACTGCCCCACTAACAGTTCAAACTGTCGTCTTAATCTTTGCTGTCCTGTCAAGAAAGACCCACCACTATCAGTTAATTCTGAATCGGATATTAATTCTTTATTTTCTAATAGACTTTGAATTAGTACGGGGGTTAAATCAGCATTCCCTTCAATATCAGTAACAGTAAAATCTCTTCGTTGCGGAGCATTCTCACCAAACTGTTGTCCTAAAGCATCTCTTGCTTCTGTAATTGCTTCCTCAACTACAACTTTTATGTCAGCTTCTAAGGGCCCGTCTACTCGTATTTTAAATCCTTCTATTCTAGTACCAGGGTTTCTAGTAGATTCTTCTGTGGTTCTTTCTAAAACAAAATTTGTTGTGGGATATTTAGCTCGTAATTTATTTATTTGAGTGACTGCTTTTTTTGGTATCTCATTTAACCTAATGTTTCCTGAAAGATCTAAGTCTTCTAAGTCAGAAGCTTTAACTTTTACTGAACGTTCTGTTCTTGTAGGGAAAAAGATTTCCTCTGTACGATTAGTTTTACCAACAGGTTTTTGTAGATACCCATCTTCAGATGCAGCAAAAGGAACTCGATCACTAACGGCTTCGCCTTCAATATTTGCTTCACCCTCAACAGTACCTGTTGTTGGATCAACACCGCCTGTTTCTGATAGAGCTTGTTGAGTTTCAAAATCATTCTCATCTTCTACTTGTCTAACCACTGCCATTGATTCTTTAATAGCATCTTCTTTGGTTTGTACATCAACAGTGGCCCCTGGATTACGTCGACGTGCATTTGCTTTTGCTTGTTCAACAGCGTTTTTTGTATTACTAACTGTTTGTCTAAAAACAACATCGCCATCAGCATCTCTAGCAAAAACAACTAACTCATGAGTTGGGTCTTGTACTTCAGTAAAACCTAAAACATCTCTTAATGTTTCTTCACTATCAAAACCTTCTTTCTGAAGTCTTTCTGCATCTGCTTGGCTTAAAGGGTTTGATTTATCATATATAACTGTACCCCCTTCTGCCGAGAACCCACCGACTTTATCCCTATCTGCATCATCAATTATGTCATTTAAAATAGAAGCAGTGTCTTGAGACTCAGGGATAAACACAACGGTTCTTGGGTTATTTGGATCAAACACAGCTTTGAGTTGTTTAGCCAACGCTTGTGGTGTTTCTGGTACAGGACCATCAACGACATTGCCGTCAGGGTCTTGTAGCATTTGAATTTGTTGCTTAATGTCTTCAGAAACTTCTTGTCCTGTTCCTAATAAATTAGCAGCTTTAGCAACTACATTTGTAGGTGCGGTTCTACCAGCACCAGCAAAGAAACCAAGAAAGGCAGCTTCTGCTCTTCGTAAGTTAGCTTGTTGGTTGCTGTACTCAGGATCAATTGCTTGTCGTTGTGAAATAAGAATTTGTTCTTGACCAAGTTCAACTAGCCCTTCTTGTGTACCACCGAGTAAGAATCCACTTGCTGCGGCTTTACCTAAATCTTTTAAAAAAACACCTGCAGGAACATTTCCAACTGCTTTTTGTAAGAGCTGTTGATCAGCTTTGGAAAGTGTTCCACCTGCTGCTTGCTTTTTTAAAATATTTTTGACAACGGGTTCCGATACAAGATCCCCGGTTAGTTTTTTTGTAAGTGCCCCAAAGAAAACTCTTTCGCCTAAAGTATCAAGAGCTGCTTGAGGTATACCTAAAAGAAGCGCCATCTGTGCTTCATCTTTACTTAATTCATAGCCTGCATCTTCATATTCTTGGAATGATTGTGATGCGCCAACTATTTCACCTTGTGCAAAAGCACCAGACCAAAAACCAAGTTTTGCAAAAGGAATATTTGAAGCTCTGGATGCTTGTAAAGCTGCGGCTGCTTCTGCTTGACCAGCGGCAGTATATTTTGCAGCGCGTAAACCCTGATACACACTTTCTAATATTTCATCTTCTTCGGGTGTTAATACAGGGCCAATACCTTTTTTACTATTTAATTTCTTTTTTTGTAGATCATTAAGAAGTTTTTTTGCTGCAGATTTACTACCAACACTTACTGCAGCTTTGCCAAGTAAACCAGCTAATAAACCGGTACCCGCACTTGCTAAAGAAAAAGCTGCTTGGGGTACAACAAGTCCTACTTTAGATACTTCATCAACAAACCCATCAAAGGTTGGTTGTTCTAAGAACTCTTCAAAGTTACCAATAGGTTCAATAATTGAGCTGTAGCTTTCTTGTAAACGATTAGAATAGTTAAGTCTTTTCTGTGCTTCGTCTTCATTACCAGCTATAAAACTAGCAATAGCGCCAAAACCAGCAACATCAGATTTTACCTGCTGAGCCCCAGCCCTTACAGACTCAGAAAATTGTTCACGAAACCCAACAGGTTTTGCTAGATCGGTTCTCCCCTCAAACTCCTCCATTCTAGCCGCACCTCTTGAAAGTGCCTCAGTGTCTGCGGCCATTTGAGCGAAATATTGAGCGAGTGGGTTTGGTTTTTCTGCCACACTTTACTCCCCGCCCGACATATTAAATTTATTTCTTTGTAACCCAAGCTCGACTAGAAGTGGTATAGCAGGAGCACCTGGGCCCTGAAGAACTGTGTTAATAGCAACCGCGTTTCCTCTAATTGCTTTACCCCCTTCATCCATAGGAGCAAAATAAGCAGCTTTAGCAGGATCATTAGTGCGATTGTATTGAGCATCCCAAATTTGAATATTTGGTTTGAGTGATAAAGAAGCACTTGCTGGTCCTTTTGCTTGTCCAAAAGAAAGAATCCTATCAACCCAAGTTGGCTTGCCTTTTTCGGCAAAAAACTTCTTCAAATAAATACCTACTGTATCAGTAAAAGCTCGCATATCAGCTGGGCTCTCTATTTGATTACTAAGCATTCTAATTTCTTGTCCGATATCTATTCGTTCATTAATATCAAAGTTTGGTTGAGACATTTCTGTAACAAGACCCTTAAAGTCGTCTACAACTTTATCTTTAACACTGCCCATGCCTTGACGCCTTTCAGCATCTAATTTCCTTTGTTGCTCAACACCGCTCAAGTCAAAATAACCCGTCTCTTTAAATAAAGCTAATTTAGCCCTAAAAGCATCTGTTTGTTGATCCGCAGGTACAGAAGCATAGATATCTAATATAAGAGAGTCAGTAAATTTTTCATCAAATGAATTTGGTTTAGTACCTACATTAAAATATCCAGAAGTTTTTGTAAGCAAACTTACAATTCTTTCTTGTTGTTCTTGTGGTACTGTTCGTCCTTGCGATAGTCTATCTAAAATTTCTCCCATTTTTTTTGTGTCTTTTGTATTTATAGCTTCTCTAAGTTCTTTTCTGTCAGAAGCGGAAACTGTAAGAGGGTTATTTTTTACAACGTCATTTTTCTCTTTTTGGGGTATAGAACTAGCATCAATTTTATTAAATTCTTCTGGATTACTATACTTTAAAGCAAACGCATTTGAATCTGCTTTAAACTCGTCATACAAGCTAGGACGTGCAGCAAAAATTTTATTTAGTGCTTTTCCATTAGATTGATAAAAATCGTTTACAGTTGCCGCTTGTGCTAGCTCTTCTTTAGAAGCCCCAGGCACTTCTCTTATATCACGAGCGTTTTTTATCGCCGCGCCTTTTACTTGGGCTAGTGCCCCTGTAATATTTGAATCTGATTGTTCTTTAAGTCTTTTAATAACCCGTTCTTTGTCATCAGCAGAAAGTCTTTGGTTATCTTCTTCACTAAATTCAAAATTAGGTTCTAAATAAAAATCCTCTCCAAGGGCATCTCTTAGTTCTTTTACTTCGCTGGGCCTTCTAACAAGAGCAGTATCTTTTTTAGAATCAATACCATAAGTTCTTTTTGCTATATCAATTGCAACTTGGTCTATCGTTTGTGTAGATGCGTCTAAACCAACAGCTCCCTCTTGTTGTTGAGGTTCTTCCCCCTCTGTAACTAAGCCTTCTTCAAAGCCAGTAACGTCGCGGATAAACTGTTCTTTTGCTGTTCTCCCTTCTGGACTAAGATCAAAAGCATATCGATTTAAAACATTGTTTGTAGTGGGTGTTTGAAGCATTCGTATTCCCGGGTCGCCTATCTTTTGACCAACAAAATCATTTGCCTTTATGAACATTTCTTCAGCAGCTTCTAACGGTACATCTGCAAGAGTATTTTCTTCTACTGCTTCTTGACCACCAAAACCAAAAAGTTCTGCTACTTTTTTGCCAGCGGCAGTAATTGGTGCAGTAAAGCTTCGGTTATTTTTTTTATCTGCAACACGTAGTTGCGCTTGAAATCCCCCGGTTTCTGGGTTGTAGTTTAAAGTACTAGGATCAAATTCTCGGGTTTCGTTTTCATCTGCACCAAACCACATAGGAGCAATCCCAGTATAATTAAAAGCTCTTTCCATGCCGCCTTGTGGTCCGTATACATCAATATACGCCTGAAAACGGTCTTGTACATCACCAGGGTTATACTTAGCTTTATATGCCTCAAAATCTTGCTCGGTTTTTAATAAGCTATTGGGGTTGTCTTGTATAAAATCAGCATAGCTTTTGTTCAACTGTTGGTTTAAGCGATTATTTTCTCTAGAAATCTGTGTGCCAACTTCTCGTGTTCTATTTACTTTGTAAGCTTCTGCGTCACTAAATGTTTTAAAAGTTGGTTCTGCCATTATATTCTCCCTAAAAGATTCCCTACTGCACCACCAATACCCCCTAAAAACCCATAGTGCTGAGATCTAGAAGCTGCTTTTGCATTTGCGTAAGCATTCTTTCTTTTTACATCTATATCACCTAAACCAAGTAAATTAGATAAAGCACTTTGAAAATTTTGACTTAATAAACCTATATTTGCTCTATTTACTTGTTGATTAATAGCTTCATCACTTCTTATAGCCTGAGTTCTTGCGCCTGCAATATTTGCTTGGCCTTGTATTTGCCCTAGCTTACTTGATTCTTGTGCCTCGACTGCTGTTTGCTGTACACCGTATCGACTACGTTCTCTTGCCGCTCTTTGTTGCGCCGCTTCATTTGCGGCTCGCGCATCAGCTTCTGTTTCTGCAACGGTATTAACTTCTTCTGGAAGCATGTTAATAGTTTCACTTACAGGGGGAGTATATTCAGTTACGTTTGTTTCATATGGATTAGCATTAACCTTAGTGACCCCCGGTTCCGTTTGAGTAGTTAAGTTCGCTAATGTAGATTGAAATAATTCCATTTTAACTAAAAGCTAGCCCCGACCCTTTAGAAGATTGAAGAGTTTTAATATCTTTTGGGGCATAATCTACTTTTGCTAAAGAAGACCCGCCAAGAGTTGGATCCATAATTGCTTGAAACAGATTAGGTCCTTCTGCTGGTACTGTGTTGCCCTTTGCATCAACCGTATACCCCGGATCTTTCGTTAACGCTTTGCCCGCCGCAGTTAACCTGCCAGATATGAAACCGCTCGCTGTGTTATACAAAGCCCCTCGTTTAGCTAAATCTCCTTTTTCTTTAGCCGCGGCTTCAGTTAAATCTATATTTGCAATTTGGCTTGTTTTTCTAAGTTCACCTTTATCTTCAATGTTTTCTTTACCTGAAACAGCTTTTGCAACATCTACGTCTGTTTGTGTTTCTTGGGCTGTACCTACTCTTCTACCCGTAGTCATATCGGCAACAGCATTAGATGCGAGTTGTGCAGTTAGGGCAACATTTTTTGCTAGCCCCGTGTCAATCATATCTGCAACTCGTTGTTCTCTATCAGCGGACGCAATTCCTTGTGCAGTAGATACTCGATCCATTCCTTTTTCTTGGATTGCTGTAGTTAACTCTGCATCTAACCGATCACGTAAAGCGTTAACTTTAGGGTCCAGTTTTGCTTTAAGGTTTTTCTCAGCTTGAGTTTCGTCGAGGAACCTACCTTTTTTTACCTTTCTTCTGCTCATATTTTATAACTCTTTTCTAAATGTCGATGTGACTAATTTAAAATCAAATTTCTCAGCGGTCTTTTTCCACCCCTGTCTACTGGATTCAAATTCTATTGCGACAGCATTTAATGTTTCTGCCAACCGTTCTAAAAAGTCAAATCCTACTTTTATATAATTATACTCTGGTTTTTGATAACTTGCCCAGACAAAAAGGGTTCCAACGCCACTTGGATCTGTTACAAACTGTGTTATAACAAAACCTATGTATTGATCCCCTTTATAAAACATATATAAAGTTGAATCGCCCTCTCTTAGGGATAGGTAAACGTCAGCTACGATCCAATCAGAATAGCTTTTCTTTCTAATCTTTTGTAGATGTGGTTCAATTTTTTCAAAAGAATACTTGAGCTCATTTTGAGGGATCTGTTCAATCGAAACCCCATCAATAGTCAATCTCTGAACCATATCGCTTATACCTTTTACGCGGAGACAATCCAACCCCACGGTATTTTACTAATCTACGTACACCTAAATCACCGCTGCGTGCTCGTTGTTCTGCTTGAGTTACTTCTTGATTGAATAAACCTAAGTAATCTGCAGCTGCACGCGGGTCAGTCCAATCTCTTGCTGGAATCCTTAACAACCTATATAAGGTGCCATATATAATTCCATCTCGATAATCATTTGAAAAATCAGTACTTATGTTGTTTGAAGTTCTAGTTGGTTTTAAGGCCACACTTACTTGTAAACCATTTGTAACTGATGAATTAGGAACTGGTACAACCCAAAAAGTATCCGGTGTTTTTTGTAAGTAAACTTGGGGTAAAGATGTTTTGTTTCTCCAATCGGGATAGTTCAATTCTAAACTTCTTGGGCTAGTTGGATCTAAATCATCTCCATCATAGGTCATCCATAAAATTTTGTGGACATCGGTACCTGCAGGTTGATCAAACTCATATTCATACACACCGCTTATGGTTGTAATAGGGTCAAGATCAAATACATATGCACCAGAACGTTCACACAATTCTATAGTTGCTGATCTGAGAGTAGACTCAACTAAAGAGTCTGGACAATTAGGAACGTAGGGTAAAACTTCTTTAACTAAAGAACTAAAATTTGCCATTATTGTGGTACTCCTACAGTTCTACCTGTTTCTGCGCTTCTATCTAAGTTAGGGTCTAAAATAGCCTCAGCATTACCGCCACCAGAAATACTACCTATAAATAATTGATAATGAGTTGCTGTCCTTTGTTGATTACCCGCAAACTCTGCATCTTTTAGGTAAGCCCTATATAAAACAAAATTTAAAATAGCATTACCGTAAGTATCTTCGATATCTATTGTGCTAGAAACTGAACTTAAATCAGTAGGTAATTTTGAATAAATTAATTCAACATAAGCATTAGAACCAGAGGCTACTCCTGGATATACATAAAACTTTTTAGGATCATCTGGATCAAACAAGTAGTTTTTAACAACAGCACCATGCGCTGAAGACCCTGTTACAGTTGGGTCATGCCAATCGGGTTCAATAGAATTTAATAAGTCTTCTTCTACAATCCTAACTGACTTAGCACCAGTAGCATCTGAAGCTGTTCCTGACATATTACGAGTTACTTTAATAAGACGAAGTCCGCCGGAAGGTAACGTTTGTTCCGTTCCGGTTGATAGCTGAACATTTGAGTGTGTAGCAGTTGACTCTGGCCTAAAGTTTACAATTTCTCGCTGTGCATCATTAATATATATTAATAATTCTGCATCAGTCCAACGAACACCGGAGCTATCTTGTAATGTAAGTCTAGCTCTATCAATAATATTAGTGCCCGTTAGTGTTCCCATTATTTATTAGTTGTTTTCTTCGTTGTTTTTTTAGCTGCTGGCTTTTTCTTTGCTGGTGCTTTGCCACCTTCCCATGCTTCATTTACATCGGGGGTACTTAGATCATCACCTTTTAAAGTGCCATCTTCATTTCTAGCTCTAATTGGTTCGCTTGGTTTTTTCTCTTTAATAGAGTGGGGCTTAACTTCTGTACACCCTTCTTGTAAACAAAAAATACCTATATCTTGTCCGACTTCTTTTGGTACGCCAGCTTCCAATCTGATTGATGCGCCCCAGGTGGTCGAAATATACCTGTCAATATCTGATACTACGATCATAATTTACTCCTAAAATAACTAACTAGTCTTCTTCCTTTGGTTGAAGTTCATCAGTTTGTTTATCAACATTTTCTACAACTGTATCAATTACGCCTTCGTAAGTTTCAGCCACTGTATTAACAACGCCACTAACATCTTTTAGTGCTGCGCCTGAAATAGAGCCTGCTGTTTTTACAGTTGTATCTACAGTAGTCATAGCTATGTCTTTACCACCTTCAATTACTGAATTAACAGTAGCACATGAAGTTGCAAATAAGCCGATTAAAATTAAATATAAACCTTTCATAATTTTCCTTTAAAAAAGGGGTGGCTCAAAATGAACCACCCACAAAAGCATACTTAGTATGCAACATCCAATCTAATAACACCAAAGTCTTCAACGCCACCATTATAGTCGCTGTTGTACTTAGGCTTCTTAAGACCGAAGATCTTACCAATAGAGATACCGTTTTGGTTCCCGTAGTCGAAGGTGTCTTCAACAATTTCAGGAAGTCCAATATCAGCCATAGCAAGGGCTTGTGCTCCACAGAATAAACAAGCAGAACCGTTGATGTTAGCATCAGCTCCCCACTTATATCCAGCAGAACCGGCGTTTGAAGATGTTCCAGTAGTTGCGTTAGCAGTGTTAAACACGTGTCTAAACTCATGAACCATTACTCCATCAACCATTAAGCTTGAAGAGCCAGAGAACAAGCTTGAGCCTGGTCCTCTTACTCCAGCATTTCTGACGTTAGCCAAGAAATCTGAATCAAGTTTAAGGTCCGCCATTACCTGAGGTGATACAAATAAATGATATACCTCTTCTCCACCTGCGCTTCTTACTCCACGGATGTAGTTGTCTTTAGCATAAGCTTTAAGAGCAACAATACACTCGTAAGTGATGGTGTCAGCAGCTGCAACAGCTGTTACATCACCAGCAACAAGTTTACTTGTAGCATCCCATCTTCTATGTCTGTTAGAAGTTGGTGCAGTTACATCACTACCAAAAGCAAGATCACCAAGATTTTGTCCTGAATTCATTACAGGTCTTAATGCTCCACTATTTTTTAGTGTGTAGTTAATACCAGAAAGCGATAAAAACGCTAATTGGTCAATACGATCAGCCATTGCATATGCAAGTGCATCTCGTGAGTGCTCACGGAAATTAACAACTGATTTTTGATCAGCTAATCTACCCGAAAGTCTATTAGCAAATCTTAATTGATCAAGTTGTACA